ACGGGCTGGCCCTGGGCGTACTTCTGCATCCGTACCACACAGTCGCTCAGGTCGCACAGAGCCCGACGCCACGGCTCAACGCCACACTTCGCCGACGCAGTGACGTTCTCAAAGGCGTCATCGGCACCGCCGTATTGAGCCGTCTTTTCGTGGTGCAAAGCCCGCAGTCGATCTAAGGCGTCGAGCCATTCGCGGCTCCCTGGGGCTCGGTCTTCCTTCAAGAGCCCGTCGCCTGCGAGCCGCTGCAGCAGGTGCTCGATGTACGGCCCGTCGGCCAGCTTGTCCCAATCGACGCCATGATCGTCCTGTGACATTTCCTCTGCCCCTTCAACTTCCGGCAGCGGTTCCGTCTCGGTCGCCTTGTACCCCGCCATCTTCGGGTCATCCGCTGGCGTCGCGTCCAGCCTGGTTCGCACCGCGTTGCGGAGTGTTTCGTTCGCCTCTTCCAGTGTCGTGGTCATGGTGTTCCCTTTCGTAGATCGCCGTCGCAAAACAGCGGGTACGCCTTCGTGACTTCCTTCCTGCCGTGGTCGATGACCACGCATCCTTGGCAAGGCCGCTCCGGGCTTGCCTTGATGGCCACAGCGTACGGCGAGTGTCCAATCACCGAGCCGTTGCTCACATACCGCCCACCACGCAGCCAGCCCCAGGTGTGGTAGTGGCCGAACACTGTCAGGTCGGCCCGGCGGTGAGCGTCCCACGCGGCAATCGCCTTGCTGGCTGGCAGTGCCAGACCGTAGACGCCCCCGGCGTAGCGGATGTTGTGACCGTGGCAGGTGCGAACGATGAACCCGTCAAGGTCGATGTAGTTGAGATGGCCCGTTCCGATCTGCCACGAGACGTTAGGATTTTTCTCCTCACGCCGCAGCACTTGGAACATGTACTGTTCCCACGAGTGATCGAGTTCCGTGGCGATGCGATTCTTTTCCGTGCTGCGCCCATGGTTGCCTGCGTTCGTGGCCACCACTACTGAATCGACTCGCTCCGCAATCGCGTCGATGATTCCGCGAAGCCTGCCTTGAATCCACAGCGTCGCGTTCTGCGGCGAGAGCTGGGCCACCTCGGCACAGTCTGGGTGGATGTGCCCCGTGATGAAATCGCCACCCAGCCAGACGAGAACACGCCGCACGTCGGTCAGGTGCCGCTCGTGATCGAGCATGAGAAAGAATCGGCTGAGCAGTTCATCCAGCCGCTTTTCGCACACGTCGAGCGAGTAGTCGTTTTCGTTGTTGACGGTGGCAGGATCTACCCTCTCTTCGCAATGCACGTCCGACAGCATTAGCACCATCGTCGCTTCGTGCTTCTTCGCCTGCTTCTTCGACGCGACCTTCGGCCGCACGGGCTTCACGCCCTGGAGCGACAGCATCGAATCCGCCCGTTCACGCTCGCGGTCGATCTGCTGCAGCGCCGCCTTGTAGCGTCCACGCAGCGATGCCACCTCGGAGCGCAGCCGCGCGAGTTCCGCGTCGGCCGCGAGTTGGCTCGCAGACTCAACGCGGTCAGCCACCTCGGCCACGATCTGCGTCACAGCGTCCTTAGCCAATATGTCACCCCGTTGAATCCGATGTCCGCGATGCCACGAGCCTTGAGCACCGCACTGATCGCATCCGCCGCCGGTTTGATTGCCGGGCCGAACTGGCCCGCCTTGTAGGCTGCGGCAATAGCAGCCAGCGTCTCGCCGTGCTCGGCTTCTGCACGCTCGTACCAGCTCGACGGCTTCTTCTGCCGAACGGTCTTGGCGATCTCCGCAACGATGTCATTTGTCTTTGCCATGCGGCACCTCCCTATGCAATTTCAGAAAACACCTTGCCAGCAATCGCACCCAGCACTCGCGGCGAAGGACACAGCGACTCATCAACCGTCAACAGGCGGTCCCCTGGCATGAGCGATGTAAGCGAATCATCCGAGTACGGCGACAACTGATACCACTGCCGCATCAACCGGACGACTCCGTACCAAGCCAGATACACATTGGCGGCACGGTGATACCAGTCAGGCGTCAAGCCAAGATCGGGATGGGCGGCGAGTTCCGCGAGCGTCATCGTCTCGCACTCGCGCTCGCACTCTAGGATGACACGCAAGGCGGCGTCACGCTGCTGTGGAGTCAGTTCGATGACACCCTGCAGCCAGGCGTCAAACACGTACCAGGCGCAGCAGTCATCGCCGAGTTTCGCAGTCCATGTCGGCGACTTACGCTGCCATTGCTTGAAATGCTGGTACTCATGCAGGAACACAGACAGCCATACTTGCGGCGAAACAGCCTGGGCCACGAAGAACGTCGGGCCGTCCTCGTCAAAGTAGCCGCCAAGTTTTCCGCCGCCGAAGCCTCCGCTGTCCTCTGACGCCAGAGTGACAGTGACACCTGCGGCCTGCATATCTGCGGTAGCGCGGGCAACATACTCGCGAGCGGATTCGGTTATCCCATCCATGAGTCACCTCGTGGCGGCGAGATAGATTCCAATACTAGAGAACGCATATCCGGCGTAGGCGATTGCAAGCCCGGTCTTTCCATGCCACGCAAGGTCGGCTGCGACGCAGACGTAGATGCAGCCCGTTAGGGCGATGAGCCATGCGGCCATGTTTCCGTTCCTTCGCCCGCAGCATGGCGAGCGTGTCAAGCGGGCTCGACCGGCGACCACTTGCCAACCGGGCATTTCTCGTTGGCCCAGGCCAGCTTCGACACGAACCTGCTTTCCCGCACCACGGGGCATCCGCACTGCGTGCAAGCCTTACCGTCGTAGTGTTCGCAGCCCTGGCAGATGGCGAACCGCCGCTCGATCTCGGCGTCACTCGCGCGGGGAGCCCCGGCGGCGATGTGCGACACGGCGGACTTCGTGAAGTTGGCGACCTTCGTCAGTAGCCCCGGCCCTTGCGGTGCAGGCTGCGCCGCTCGCGGGTACGCCGCGTGCGTCTCGTCTACCGTGATGCTGTCGCCGTCCTCCGCGACGATGCACGCTCGCACCTCGTCTAGCGTGTAGCCACGCTCGCGGCAGCGCTGCTCCAGGTGGTGGCGTTTGCAGGCGATCATGGGAGCGGGTTGCATCCTAGCGCCCCTTCCGGCACTTCAGAGCAAGCCCTGCCACACGGGCCGATGCCGGCGCATGCGTCATCGCCGGTCCAACTCAGGCCAGTCAGGTAAAACAACTGGCCCCACCCACCGCAGCCCGTGCCAGTGACGCCATAGGGGGTAGAGCCTCCTTCGATCCCGACAAGACCACAATCACCCTCATCGGACGGCCCAAGAGCGGTGAAGCACTGACAACAGTCATCTACCACGCTGACGAGAAAGTATGACTGCTGCCATGTGTAGGTCTGATCGGCCCAGTCTGGAGGGGCATACTCGTAGTTCTCAGTCTCTTCGTTCCAAAATACTGTTATGCCGCCGCCGCATGGCAGCTCGCCGCCAGGCGTGAGTTGATACATGTCGCCGGGGCCTGGATTCGTTGACGAGCCGCCGCCGAGCAGGCAGCGCCAATCTATACCCGAACCGGCGAAAGGCGTGCCGTCATCCGAAAGGGCTCCGCCAACCGCGAACGCGCCGGGTTGGAAGTAGGTCGGCTGCTCCTCTGGTATCGGCTCAAAGGCAAGCGGGCCACATGGATAGGGATTGTTATTGATGTCGTAACACACCTTTGGCTTCGCCTGGAACGTCGAATAGACCTTCTGCAAGCACAGAATCGAACACGGCGTGCAGGGGCATGTGTCCTCCCAGGTGTCGGCGTTTTCCTGCGGCGGCCATGCTGGTGGCTCGTAGTACGGAGGCTGAGGGCTGCCGCAGCCATCAAGGTTGCTACACGCCTTGCACGGGTCTGGCGGGTGGTAGATGCCGCACGGCTGTAGCAGCTGCTCCAGCGTCGGCGTTGTCTCCCATGTGGTCTGGCACGGCTGGCAGTTCGCCTCGGCGGTCGCCGGTACGCACCGCGTACGCTTTGCAGGATAGTAGGTCGGAGTCCAGGCGCCAGTATCAGAGTACGCGGCGTCCGCGCCTTCGTTCATTTTGTGAGCGAACACCGGAGCGCCGATGCTGGACGCGTATTCGTAATAGGCGCAGGGAAACTCGGCGTAGAATCCGCCCGCCATGGGCGTCCATCCGTCCTCCGGTGCGATGCCGGAGAAGGGCTTGGCGTTGGCTTCCGGGTTGGTCGTTGAGTACTGAACTCGGACGAAGCACTGGCAGCAGATGCCGCCGCAGCAGCACCCTTGCGCCGTGCCGACCTTGCCATTGCGGAAGACCGGCTTGCCGTTGTCGAATGTGATGAGCGTCATGCGGCTGTCGAGCAGGTTGTGATGTCGTACCAGCGGATGCTCACGCAGTCCGTGCTATCACTGGCCGTCGTGCCGCTGCTGTGGCCCAGTAGTTGGATCTTGGTGCGGTCAAACCCAGGAATGGCCGAGAAGTCAACGCCGGCGTAGTCCATCGAGCACGTAGCAGTGCACGCCTTTTCCTGGCTAATCGCGTACCAGCCCCAGCCGTTGTGGCCAAGAGCCACCCACCGCTGCGTACACGCCGTCGTAGTCGAGAACGTCAGGAAGTGATTGTGGGCCACTACCGTGATGGCAGAAGCTAGCGGCTCGCCGTTGTAGACGGTCACCGTGGCCGTCGTTTCCTTGGCCCATCCGTTCGTGCCTTCGTGCTTGGCCAGCAGTAGGCGAACGCCGCGAGACATCGTGGTGTCACGCGAGCCGCTCAGATCCTGCCGGGGCTCGTCGCGCTCAACGAGCCGAACGGCCCGCCCGATACGCTTGGCGTCGCTGAGAGAAAAGCCGAACGTGTCAGCCACGGCTTACTCCTGAAACACGACGTAGCGGATCTTCCCGGTGGTGCCGTATCCCTTGGCTGCCAGCGTGATCGTCGGCACGAGCGGCAGGACAGCGGCAGCCCCACGGCTAAGCTTGCAGAACTCTTGGATGTTGGTGCCGTCATAAGAGCCGATGGCCACATAGGCTGTACCGCTAGTGGCGGTGCTCATGTTCCGGAACCCGGCGTAGCCAGCGGCAGAGACGGCCCCGATGGACAGCGTTGCCACAGCCGTGCCAACGTTCACGATCTGGGCGTGCACGCCCTGGGCGGCCTGGTCGAACTTCAGACCAGACGCCGTGAATGTCTCGTTGTGATTTCCGTTGGACACGGCAACCGAGAGCGACAGTGTGACTTCATTAGCCATGGCTATCTCCTACAGAAGCCCGCAAGTGCGGAGCATGATGGTGTGGTCTTTTTCGTCGTACGGCTTGATGGTCAGCACGTCTGGGTCTTGGCCGACAGCCTTAGCTGAACCATCGGCATTGAGCGGCACGGGCTTGCTCACCGGATTGCCGCCCTTGTCCATGATGGCCCGACGTTCGCCGTAAACGATCTCGTGATACCCAACGTCGTAGTAGCGAATCTTCCAATCGGACGGGTTGTACGTCCACTCGACAGACACGGACCACACCTGATTTTTCTGGTCGAAGTCGGCCCCGTAGCCAGTGACGCGGAGCGTGTACGGCGCAGCACCGAGGAACGCTGTCTGGTTGCACGTATTGAGGTAAGAGAACAGCGCCGGGAAATCAGGAGCCGTCGCGTTGGAGTTGGTGAACGTCAGCCGCAGCAGGGCCGTGTCTTCCTCGAGGCCGTCCACCGGATCGCCGGCCGAGTTGAGCGGCGGCTTGATCGGATCGTTTGGGTTCTCTTGGTTCGACTCGCTCGCCGGCCGCCGCTCCTGCAGCGACTGAATCGAAATCTTTAGCCACGTCCGCTCTTCGTCAGTCTTGTCTGGTTCGTCGTTATCTACTTCCGGCTTGCTGTCGTATTGAATGGTGGCCTTGACGCAGAACTCATTTTCGTCGTCGTAGTATTCAAAGTCTCGGCCAGTCACAAAGAACAGGATTCCGCCGACGTTTTCGTTGTCGTTGATCTGCGGAATCGGGCGGTTGGAGAACTCTGGCCACGTGCTGTCGTCGTTTTTGATGGCGCCGAAGTCCGGCGCAGCATCGCAAATGATCAGCAGCTCGACCGAGCCGGAATACTGAATGCTGCCCTTGTCGGACTTTTTTTCCGTGAACCGAAACGAACGCAGTTGGCGGACGGTGCGAATAGCCATTGCTTACACGATTGCTACTTGGGCCTGGCCAAAACCTGGAATCTCGCGCACGGCAGCAGCCACGTCTTCAATGCCGTCGGCAGCCCGCTCAGTGTTGTCGGCCGTCTGCTTGGCAGCGTCGGCACCGGACAGCCGTGGATCGCCACCACGGGCGAGCATGTTGCGGTAAGACTCACCGCCGGATGAGCCGACTACCAAGGCGCTCAACTCGGAGGACGCGGCCTTGATGGCGGCACCGATACTTTGGCCGGCAGCCTCGCCAGCACCGGCAGCGCCAGCCTTTTGGGCATCCGCCTGGGCGGCAGCAAACTCACGGTCGAATCCAGCAAACGGGCTGCCCATATTCTGAACGGCCTGCGCAAATGTGTCGGCCGCAGATTGCCCGTACATCTCGCCCATCTGAAACGCACCGTCGGCCATTTCGCGTGCACCGCGACTGCCTTCGGCAAGCGACGCCTGCAGGTCGCCGAAGCCGGCTGCGCCTGCCAGTTCCGCCATCGACTTCATAACGCGAGACACGCCCTGCAGGATCAGGCCAAACAACTCGCTGAACATCTGGCCGATCTGCGAGCCAAGGGCGACAAACACCTGGAACACGCCTGTCAGGAGCGTGACGGCACCAACGACCATGCGGATGCTGAACACCAGGCCGTCGGCTAAAGTCTTGGCAACCGTCCAGCCCTTCGTGTTTTCGGCAAAGAACTTCACGATCAGGTTGGATGCCGCAGTGATGGCCGGCGCCAACTGTGCCAGGAACTGATTGACGAAGCCCTGCATCGGCAATGCCAGCCGGCCAATCGCATCGCCCATAGCCTCGATGGCGGCCACCTGCGGGCCGGTCATCTTCACGCCCAGGTCGGTGAGCAACCGATCCATCTCGCGGAACGCCTGCCCGCCTTGCCGCAGGAAGTTCAGCATCCCCTGGCCGCTGCGGCCGAAGATGTCGATGGCCGCTGCGGCCTGCATGTGCGGCGGCAAGGCCGCAATGCGGTCGGCAATCAACGCCAGCTGCTCGGTCGTGCTAAGGCCAGCCAGATCGTCCATCGTCAGGCCGAGCTGAGCGAACGCCTTGGCCGCTGCCGGCGTGCCTTGGGCCAACTCGCCAACCATGCGGGCCGTTCGCCTGAGCCCCGTGGTGAGCAGCTGCTGGCTCACGCCAGACTCGGCAGCCACCTGCTGCATCACCTGCAATTCACCAGCCGCCACGCCCAGCTCTTGCGACAGGTTGTGCAGGGCTTCCGCAGAGCGGGTCGCCGAAGTCAGGGCGGCAACCGCTCCGGCCAACGTGGCGAACCCGCCAACCACAGGCAGAAGCATCGGCATCATTCCGCCAAGCGTTCCGCTCAAAGCAGAAAGCCCGCCGACGCCAGCCTTAAAGCCCTTGAGTTGCTTGGTGGCCTTGGATAGCCCAGCAGTCAGCCCGCCCGTGCTGGCAGTGATGCTGACGTTTACGCGGCCGAAGTTGTTTGCCATGGTTTCAGCGCGGGATCGCGTTCAGCGCGGCGAGGATCTGATCTGGTGTCTGTGCCCGCTTCGGAACCGGCAGGAACTCCTCTGGCTTCTTGACGGGCTGCCGCTTACCTCGGTTTGCGTTGTACCTCTGAGCAATCGCCACTGCGTCTCTGAGCCACTCGTCGCCCCACGGCTCGAGCAGGTAGTAGCCCATCCAGCCGTACAACTGATCGACGCTCATCTCGTCGGCCAGCCGCTCTACGTCCCAGATGCCGAGCTTCAAGGCCAGCCGGTACAGGAACGCGAGCACCGGCTGCCGTTCTATTTTCCCGCCGCCTCCTCCACTGCACTGCCGCCGATGCCGTTCAGTTTGAATCCCGCATCGACGATGGCCTGTACAACGTCCGTGTCGAGCTCGCCAATCCAATCGGCATCGGCGTCCTCGAACATCCGCGTGCCGTCTTCGTTCACCACCACCATGGCGACGAATCGTGCCCGAACGTTGTCCAGGTTGACGCCACCAACCTTGCCTCCAGTCACGATCTGCTCGAAGCGATCGCGGTCTTTGGCAGAGAACTTGGCGACGTAGATGGTGCCGCCAAGTTCTGGAACGTCTAACGCCACGCGGGGCCTAACGCCACGCTTGGCTTTGATCTGCTCACGAGTAAGAGCCACAGTCCGCGCCTCCTGTCAGCACTAGCTCGGCAGCGTGCCGCTGAGCTTGATGGTGAGCGTGCCGCTCATCATGTCTTCCATCTGG